CTCTTCAAAGGAGGATTCCCAGTGTTAACATGAACATAAGATGATTTAAATCCTTGAGGTTCATCTTCAGTCATTTCTTCTTTTTGACTTTTTGTTTGGGTCAAAGACGAATTACGCGATTTTAGCTTCTTCTGGGTACGTTGCTGCCATAACAAAAAAGCGGACGTTAAAGGATTATAATAATTGCCACGAGTACGGGCCATTTTTTATTAGGTTAACTATTATCTTCGACGTCTGTACGACGACATTCCGACTCTACGACGCATCGATACAGGCGCACGCCGACGACCAAAGCGAGTGCCCCGTGAATAACGGCGAGCAGGGCGATAAGCAGTTCTTCGGACATAAGGCATATTTTATTTAGTTAAAGTCGATAACTTGTTCAATCGTCAATTTCTCCACCTCAGTAAACCGACGTTGCAACGGTTCAACAGTCTGAGGATCTTGCCAGATCTCGTCAATTCGATAATTAGAGGTGACAATAACGTATTTTGGCCGAATGTAGGCCATAGTTCCTTTAATAGAAGCCTGCATAGGCCATCGATCAGCAAGTCGTTTAATGAGGCCGCCCCATTTAACTTGATACTTGTCAATATCTTCAAGGTAAATCGCCTCTTCTCCTTTATAACTGTCAAACCATTTAAGATCGTCCATACATTTCTTATAACAGTCAGGAAATCTAGTTTCGACAGCATAACTCTTCCCAGTTCCGGTAGTTCCATAGATCCAAATACATATGGTGTCGATAGGGACAGGTTTTGGAGCGTAATCGGACTTAATTCTCTTGAGAGTACTGTAACATCTAACAAAGATGTCAGCATCGATATCATCAAGATTTCCTTCTTTGGCAAAGTCCCTTGCTTGTTGCCAACGAAGTTTTTCGGCTCTTCCCTTATTATCATTTGAAATAGGTTTAACGCCATGTTCAATTAAAGTACCAGATTTTGAACAGTAGGTTTCATTTTGTAATAACGAACCTAACATAGTTTCAACATGACATTTCGGAAACTTCGAACGCGCCTGTTGAATGGTTACAGGATTATTGAAACTAATATAACCTTGCAAGTGTTTAGTTCCTGTTGTTGGCGCGGTTTCTTCAGCGTATGCAATATACTTAGCATTAAACTCTGAAAGATACTGTTTAGAAGTATCATCGTAATTATTCCATGTAAAACAAAAATTTCGATTTTTGGACATAGGAACAGGAACAGAAGGTCCAGGTAATAATATTGCTGGACCTTCTGTTCTTCCCTTATATAGGAAATGTGGCGCTCATTGCTTATGTAAGCAACAAGTTGCTTACATAAGCAACAAGCGGGGGCAAAACTACAATCATACGATCAAGTAAAGATTGTGCGACTCGACGCTAGTTTGCCATGAGTTCCAGCTGGGGGAGGTGTATAGCGCTACCTCTCCGAGGGTAGCGCTCTCCCCCAGCTGGAACACATGAACGATATAGGGTTCATGTGTGTCCGATTAGTTCGGATACCTGCTTATGTAAGCATAGTCTCGGCTTACATAAGCGAAAAACTATGACATTTAGTATAAAAGAAAGGCATTCCCCGCTACTTTTTGACCAAAAATGATTGGTGCCTCTGCTTATGATACTTTTATTGATATTGAACACAACCCTTTTATTGACTGGTCTAATCATGGGATTGAACAATTGCCTAACCAATGGTCAACTGATGATGTCGCTTGTGCCAAAGTTCTTTCTAAGATTCGAAAGGAAATCTTGAAGTGTGAAGTTGTGTTAGCTCATCCTCCTATTATGTTTTCTAATGAGCAAAGATTAATTTGGAGCACTGGTTTGCATGCACAAATTCAATATTGGACTAGCCGTTTATCAGATGCTCATTATAATTAATATATTAAGCTAAAGCTTTAGCTGCTTCCTCAATGAGAGTTTCAGTAAATTGCTCTGTTGTAGTAAGAGCACCACCACTAACAACTGTGCCAACACCAACAAAACTGGTGTTGAACCGAGAATTAGGTGCCTTCAACACGGCAAGTTTTAACTTCCGAGTACACATATACCCTAAATTACCACCAGTCAACGTGATGCCACCTCCAGCCGCAAGTTTGGCTCCAACTCCTTGGTATTCAATAATAGTTGACAAACAACCTTTTGGAAAAACTTCAGCTTCAGTAAGACGTTCCCGCATTCCAAATTGATTAAGAGTCATTCCAACATTTACTCTTTGAACGTCAGCTGCAGAAAGAACAAAAGTATGAGTTTTAACCTTTTTCCACATTGCCCTAACCAAACGTTGTTTCATAAGGTTAGTATAACATAATGCATTTAAATACGCAGGGTACGTACTAGTGGCAGCTGCATATACAGTATTTTCATTGCCACCCAAAGTAGGAACTACACCAGCAGGGAAAGAGTAGGTTCCAGTATACAAACGCTGAGCAACTGCCCCATCGGCATAATCCTCTAACACATTTGTATCAGTATCACCCTTAGCAACAAAAAAATGCATTTTAACAACACAAGGAGCGGTACTCCGATTAACAAAATCGAAATGCATAGTTCCAGTTGAGATTCCCATAACATCGGTAGATGGAGCTGGTGTACCACCACCATATCCAAAACCTGGCGTACCCTGCAATGGATTAAGATCAAAAAAAGGACGGTATGAAACATCAGTCCGATTGGTAACAAGATCAGACGTAGTGTTAATAAACTGAGATCTAGTACCAATATAAGGTCCTTCGGAATGATGAGACAAACCAGTGTTCCAAGTTTTTGATACGTCGAAAGTATCTCTATAAGAAATGGTTCCCTTGAGCATTCTCTTCAAAGGAGGATTCCCAGTGTTAACATGAACATAAGATGATTTAAATCCTTGAGGTTCATCTTCAGTCATTTCTTCTTTTTGACTTTTTGTTTGGGTCAAAGACGAATTACGCGATT